CGCTTGGCTTCCGGCTCCGGGCAATCAGGGGTACAAGTACATCAGCGAGGCGCTGCGGTACTTCTACGGCCTGTTTAACATCACGGGCCAGTTGCTCAAGGCTTCTGAGTCTAACGAGGGTGCCTTCCGTAAGGCACTTCAGGCTGAAATGGAGGGCCTGACCGACGACCTTAAGCGTCACGTTAACATTCAGGCTTTCGGTACTGGTAACGGTGTGCTGGCGACGGTCGCTAACCCGGTGACGGGTACGACCATTGACCTTGACACGACGATTTACTTTCAGGGTGGCGAGTACGTTGACATTTACGACTCGACCCTCACGACTTACAAGGGTTCGGCTTCGTCCTACGTGACGCAGATTAACCGTACCGCTGTGACCGTGACCCTGAGCGCGTCGGCCACGGTTGTTGCTGGTGACGTTCTCGTGCGTGCTTCGTCCGACTCGACTTCGGCTGCGCCGAACAACGACAAGGGCAGCGCGATTAACGGTCTACAGAACATCATTGACCCGTCGGGGGCGCTTCACGGCCTTAACCCGGCGACGGCTGGTGAGTCGTTCTGGAAGGCTTCTGAGATTGCTGCTGGTGGCGCGGTCGTGGGTGACTCGCTTCTGCGGCAGTTGAAGGACAGCATCGGCTTTGAGTCGGGTGCGGATTCCGAGGTCGTGCTTATCACGACGCGCGGTATTCGTAACCGTTACGCTAACACCCTTACCTCGCTTAAGCGCTTTAACGACGCTCAGTCGGTGCGCCTGCGCGGTGGGTTCACGGCGCTCATGTTCGATGAGACTCCGATGGTGTACGACGACCACTGCCCGTCCGGGCAGGTGTTCGCGGTCAACACTGACGCTATGTTCTGGTCGCAGATGAGCGACTGGGAGTGGATGGAAGAGGACGGCGAGGTTCTTAAGTGGGAGCCGCGCTACGACCGCTACATCGGCATCATCTTCAAGTACTGCAACCTCGGTACTTGGGCTCGTAACCGCCACGGCAAGATTACGGGTGCGGCTGACGACGTTAAGTAGTCGTCGGGTGCCATCCCTATCTGGCTGGTAGCGGGAGCAGGATGGGGTGGGGTCTGAAATACGGCCCCACCCCACCCAATTATGTTGATTATTATGATATAATAGGGGCACTATGCAATACACATCGCAACTCAACATCCCTTATGTGGAGGGAACCGACCAAGTTACGGACTGGCCGTCTGCTAGTCAGTCGCTTGCAAATGCAGTGGAAACCGCCGTGCTACAGGCGCTTGCTCAGACGCAGGTTGCCCCTGTGGGCTCGGTGCAGGCATTTGCTGGTGCAACGGCTCCTACCGGATGGCTGCTGTGTGACGGGACAGAGTACAATCAAAGCGCCTACACTGCGCTGTTTGCAGTTATTGGTCAGACCTACGGCGGTGCGGCGGGTAAGTTTAGGGTTCCCGATATGGGCGGTCGCGTGATTGTTGGTAAGAACGGAACCTACGCTCTTAACGCAAGCGGCGGCGCAACTACTCATACACTTTCTGCATCTGAGATTCCGGCTCACAGCCACCCAATTAACTATATTTACTCAACCATTGCCGGTTCACACTTGCACGACAATACCGGACACATGGCTCCGGGGCAGACCAACTATCAGGCTGGTGCTGGTACAAGTACAACCGCAGTTCTTAACAACACAGGCGGCGACGGGTCGCACAATAACATGCAGCCCTACCGCGCTCTGAACTACATCATCAAAACCTAATGCTTGTATCCTCTATTCCATCAAATCTTAAGTTGGACGTTTCTGGCGACCAGACTGCTATGATGATGGTTGATAGCGACCTGTATAATATTGCAGAGCGCATCAAAGAGATTGACCCAAATCTGTACATTGTTTACCATGAGAAGCATGAGAAGCCGTTTACAGTGATGGAGAACTGCACAGACGGGATTACTAGATTTGTAGCACGCTATGAGGAACTGGACTCTCGGGTGCTTGACCACCTGCGCTATATTGCAAGCGTCCCGTTTGATGAGCGTCTAAAGAAGGCCGAGGCCGAGGTAGATGCTGCGGCTGCTGCTTACGAATCAATTGATGAAGAGACTCTTGATTGGCTTGCGTTCGAAATGCGTAAGGACCTTCGAAAGTATGGAATAACTCATGGCTGAATAGGATGCTTCTGAGAAGAATCCTATGTCAACCTATAAGAAAGGTAAGAAGTAATGGACGACTCCATGAAGAAGCGCCGCGCCGCTGAGGCAAGCAGGCAGAACGCCCTACAGGGCAAGTATCGAGTCGAGCGCGAGAAGGGCATTGCTATGGGTGAGAACATCACCGATAAGCAGAAGGCTCGTATTTCTAGTAACAAGAAGGCTATGCAGGCCGGACCCCTTTCGTGGTCTAACTTTGCTAAGGCGTATCAGAGCGAGAAGGGTGCTCTTAAGGGACAGGACCAGTGGGCCAGCGCCCGCGACAAGTTCTACGAGTGGCGCAAGAAGCGCGGCGCGGCTGTCCAGCACGGCATGTATTCGCGTAACGACTAATGCCAGCAAGCACAGTAACACTAGGAACGTTGCTGGAGCGGTGTCTGTCATACGGTTACGGCAACGTTGATGAGGACCAGTTTAAGACTTGGTTGAATCAGGCGTATTTTGAGGTCGCCGGAACGTTCAAGTGGGACTGGACCGAGAGCATCGGCACCATCAACACTGTTGTTGGGCTTGGCTATACATCGCTCCCGAATGACCTTGCGTTCTTTGGAAGGCTTGGAACCACGGACGGCCAGCGCCCGCCAGAATTTATGGACGCGATGGACTTTAGGGAGTACATTCCCACAAAGGACTACGATGGCTCCTATCAGAGTCGTCCAAAGTACTTCTCGTTGTTTAGCCAGCGCATTAACTGGACGCCTATTCCCGACGCAATTTATAGTTACGACTTGTACTATTGGGTGGCTCCGACCGAAATGGTCAATACGTCTGATGTGACCCTTATCCCAGATGCAGACGTAGACGTTCTGGTTCTTGGCGCTCTTCGTAACGCCGCCATGCGCGAGAACGATATGTCTAAAGTTAACGTCTATACCACGCAGTTTCAGGCCGCGCTGAGTCAAATGATGCGTAACCAGAAGGCTAAGCAGCAGCAGAAGATTGAGCGCGTCAAGATGCCCGAGTCGTATGGTGGGATGTATGACCAAGACGTTACGACCGCTAACTGGTGGCGTAGGTGAGTTCGTCTAAGTCTCTTATGACGGTGCCGTTTCCACAGCGGCTAAATAGTGATGTTCCGGTTTCTAAGAGCACCGCTGCTGACTCGCCTCGCATTCATAACGTTCTGACGCGCTATCTTCCTGAACAGGTCGTCCCGCGCAAGGGAATCCCTATTGTAGTTTCGTGGGCCAACGCATCTTATGGCGCTAACGTTTGGAAAGAGGAAACGGGGTGGATGCCATACATTTCTTTCCTGTCACCGGATAATCGGAAACTGCTTATCGGAACCGTTGGCCCCAACGTTCGGTGGACGTACTACTACACGCCCGAGGAAATACTTGGGACAATCTCGGATACCGAGTTTGCCATGAAGGGGCAGTCGCCCTCAACCGCGCCACCCTACAATCTTGGGTACATCGAAGTTGACCTTGTGTCGGGTAGTTACTCGGCCAACACCTACAAGGGCGTGGCGGGCATTCAGGCTAACTGGTGGGGCAACGCTGTTCACTACGACAATTGCACCCTCATTTGCACCGGGGCCGACGCTACTAAGACGACTCACGATTCAAAGTATTGGGACAGCGGCCACCGCTGGCAGATTACTTCAACCGCTGACACCGCTCCGGTTACTTCCCCTATTGTTTGGGGCGGCAAGATTACGGCTGGAAACGCTGACGGCGGTATCACCACCAGCGCAACTGTAACCGTCACGCAGAACGACACTACGTTTACGTTTGGCTCAGCCCCGGCCAACGGAGTCAACGGCAGGCTTGCTTGGTTTGTGCCGACGACTACCGCACCAAAGCCTAAGTACCAGTATGTGTACCGAGTCAAGAAGCAGACCAGCAGCACCGTAGGCGTGTTTGACCGGCCCTACGGACTTGGCGAGTCAGGGGCCACTGGCGGCAGCGTGACCATGAACTTCACCGACTTTGCACCGCTGTCGAATGCTCCGCTTGGAGTTCAGACACTTGCCCTGTTCAGGGAGCGCGTGTTCGGTGCTCGCGGCCATATTAGCGAGACTATTGAAACCGGAACGCCGCAGAACTTCCCAGACTCGGTAGAAGAGTTTGGTGGTTATTACGGGAACGCTATCTTCTGGACAAAGCCCGGTCAGTATAACAAGTGGCCCGACCAGAACTTTGCGCTTGTGGACAACGACTCAGCCGACCCGATTACGGCGCTGTGTGCCATCGAAGATATGCTGGTCATATTCAAGGCGTCTAAGATGTTTGTTCTTACCGGATTCGATGAAGAGTCGTTTACTATTCGTAAGGTTTCAAACGTGGTCGGCTGCCCGTACCCGAACGGGTTTGCCGTCTACGAGGGCGTCATTTACTTTGCAAGTCAGGACGGAGTGTATGCATACAGCGGCGGCAATCTGACTTCGCTTACAGCGCCCGCCGCTGACCTCGGTATCAGTAACCTCTGGACCAGCCTTCCGTGGTCTGTTTCCGCACAGCGTACTACGGCTACTCACCCAGAGTTTGAGTATTACTGGCCCACGCTGGCTGTTACGCCTAACGGGCATCTAATCGTTTGCGTGCAGTATATCGAGGACGGCTACGACCCGGATGATATGTCCTATAACTTTGTGTACGACCTACAGTCCGGGTCTTGGGCAACGTGGGGGTTCAACAATCCAGAGCACAACCCGATGCGCGTTGTGCAGGCGTCGAACGGTCGCGTGTACGGAGTCCACCAATCGTTCGTATCTGAACTTACCGACGTATTTGACCCAACTTCTACATTGGTTGATTACGATGGAATCCCAGACCCTATTAATACCGAAGTGGCTTGGTCAGACGCGCCAAGCACGTTTGGCGACTTTGCTACGTGGGGAGGCGTCGCGTGGGAGGACGGCGTACCGGGAATCACAATTTCGTATTCTGGCATTCCTATCGAGTTCGACATGTACATCAAGCCTTCGCTTGGTCGGACTGCTCGCATCCACGAGATTCAGGTTGACCACGGCGTTTATGCAACGCAAAGTGGAAAGACAACATGGAACATCGGCTTTGTCTCTGACCCAGATATGAGAACGGCCACGACTTCACACACCATTAAGGCTAGGTACAAGACAACTACGGTGCAGCCGTGGGCCGCGTATCACTTCTCTGATAGGTTCCCTGAAACATTCCAGCGCGAGGGACAGACTATTAGGGTTGCTTTTAGTTGCCTGACTGATACAAGCCTGACAAATGCAATTAAGTCTTACCGTCTTTACAACCTGTTCTTGGTGGCAGATGCCGTCCGTACTATGGGCGTTGACAACTCAACAGTATAAATGTGATATAATAAGGGCCGTTAAATGCATGGGAATAGACTATACACATACGGAAAGTACGACGGAAGCGACTCGCAGCGACGCACACTGATGGCCGCTGCACAGCGTAAGATGAACGCGCCGCCAGCCGCGCCTAACCTTTCGTCGCGTATTAGTCCCGGCACGGTTCCTATGAAGAAGGGAATGCGGTAAATGGCTAATAAGGAGTACGCAAATTGGGAAGCCGCATACATGCGGAAGAACCCAAAGGCGACTAACGAACAGCGTAGGAACGCCTACTGGACTTGGCGTGGCGCTCAGGGACGCCCTGTTCCCGGTTCTCCGCAGGCTTCGGCTTCGGCTGCAACCACCGAACAAGCCGCTGCGCCTGCGCCGCCCCCGGAGTACGACCCGAACTATCGTGACGCTATTGCTGAGCAAGACATTGCGAACATTCAGCAGAAGTACGACACGCAGCGAGTCAACGCGGCTAACGAGTACAGCAACTATCTTAACAGAACGTTTGGTGCTGGTTCTGTTGAGTCTTATGATGATGGTGGCGTTAAGCGCTACCGGCTTAAGCAGGGCGCTGACCCGGAGCAGTACGGCGGCGTGTTCGCACAGATGCGACGCGACCGCGAGCAGGGACTTGCTAACCGACGTAACGCGGCTGCCTCTAGCGGGATGCTGCGCTCAGGCAATCGAATCGTACAGGAAGGTCAAGTGAAGCAGGACTACGCTAATCGGGCGACAGATATTGAGGGTGCGCGTCGTGATGCTGCCACAGGGGAGCAGGCCGCGTTTAGCAACGCCGCCATTGGACAGCAGACTGAGCGGTACGGTGCGCTTCGTGAGGCTGGGCAGCGTCGTATGAATACCTACCGACAGAACTGGGGTGTCTAATGCCGCCGTGGCGTCCTCCAACAACTCCAAGCCAGCAGGCAGAGAATCGGCGTAACGCTCGTATTCAGCGAAGTCAAACTATTGAACAGGCGCGTGCCCGAAATAGCGGCGCTGCAATGTCAACGGCTCGTCCAGTTGACCATACGAAGATTATCGAGACAAAAGACGGGCAGTTTGTTGTTCAGAATTACTATCAGGGCAACAAGACTACCACTCGCAAGCCAACCACTACAGAATTGAAGCGTTGGAAGAAGGCTACTAACTGGAAGCCCCCGAGCACCACAAGAAGCGGGGCCACAACGACACGGACGAGCACGCCCAGTACGGGAAGCACGCCCAGTACGAGAAGTACGCCCAGTACGAGAAGTACGTCCAGCACAACGACTAGCACTCCTACAGCGCCGTCTGTTCCGTCGTCAAACACACTTGACAAAACGGCAGACAAGTTCTTTAACGACCTCTACAATCCGGCGCGGCGTGAAATCGAAAGGCAGCGCCAGCAACTTGACACTCAGAAGGCAGCGTCGCAGTCTGCTTGGAATAAGTTTAACGAGTGGAACGAGGCTAAGCGCGCTGAGGCCGCTGGCATTATGAGCACCCAGCAGGCGGAGAACGCTAAGGTTCTGGCGGCGTCTAGGCAGCAGGCCGACGATAACATCAAGGCAATGGTTGCACAGGCGCGCGGAAGCATCGGAGGAAGTGACTTCGGTGCTGCAACGGGTGCTGAGGTAACTGCAAGTAACGCCGCCGACCAAGCCGCTCAGGGTGCTTCGACCGCAGAGGCGCAGTCTGCGATTGACAAGATTAACGCTCAGCGTATTGCTGACGACCAGCGTGTGAATCAGGCGCTTGCGTCGGGGACGACTTCGGATATTAATGCGTCGTACACTAAGGCGGCTGGGGCGCTTGCTCAGCGCAATGCGGCTCTTGAAGCGACTATTGCACAGGCCAAGTTGGATAGGTTCTACAAGGACCGCCAGTACGGCCTTGACACTGCCGCAATGGACTGGCTTATGAAGAAGCAGGGATACCAGTTGGGGCAGACAGACCGTCAGATTAAGGCGACTGAGGACACGGCGGCTGCTCGCGTGGCGTCAGCCGGAGTTGATGCGGCTGCTGACCGCAACAAGATTGTAACCGAGTCGCACCAGCAGGCTCTTGAATGGCTGCCCAGCGTGGTGACTAAGTACGGGTCTGGTGAGTTTAACGGTCTTGGTTCGCACGAGCAGGGACAGGCTATGATGGATATGGCTAAGTCTCTTAAGGCGAGTTACGGTAATACGATTACCGCGCAGGAGGCCCAGACCATCATGGCAGCAGTTTTCGGACCTCGGTTTAGTAACCCTGCACAGAACGGCTCTAAGGGCGGTAAGTCGGCCATTCAGGACTTCCTTAGAATCTGGAACGCTTAAGTGGCTAAGTCGTCCGACTACAAGGACGCAATCAAGGCGCTTCGGGCAATCGCGCCTAACTCTGGCCTGCCTTCATACGAGCCGCTTTCTAGCGAAGCGGCTATCAAGTTCAATGACGTTTGGGGCTACGGCGGCAGCGCGTGGGGTTCGGCAGGCGAGGGTGGAGGCGGTTCGTGGTACGACCCGCTTAAGTCGTTTGGAGCCGCCGCGCTTAACACCCTTTCCGTTCCACAGGCAGCCGCGTTCACCACTATATCTAAACTACTTGAAGGCGTCGGTGTTCAGGGCGAGGGCACTATGGACTGGTCTGATGCTCTTGGCGGCTTTAGTGAGAACTACCGTGGCTTTGATGAGATTCTAGGGCAGTTGGGGGTTAAGGACTCTGCGGCGCGTCGCGCTGTCGGCATGGGCTTTGACGTTGTAGCCGACCCGCTGTGGCTCGTTGCGCCCGCTAAGGTGGCTCGCACCGCTGGAAAGGCCGTTGAACTGCCTAGTGAAATTTCGCGCCTGCGTCAAATCGGCCCCGGAGCCGTGGATAACGCACCGGCTGTGGTTCGTAATGAGGCTAGGCCGATGGGCCAACGCGGAATTGAGCAGGGCACTATTGGTCCCGAGCGCCAGTTGCCTCCCCCAAGAACTCTTGAAACGGTTGACGAGGTTGGACCGACCTATAATGTAAGTGTTGATTACGACAACATTACACCGCTTCGTGATATCGGTGAGGTCTACAGGGCGGGGGCTCCTGCCGGGACTACGCGGGGTCCCGAGGGCGGTCCACTGTTCGGCACCGCTGACGAGTTTATGTCTCCGGGGGCGGCTGAGCGAAACGCACAGGATATCCTTAAGTCTCAGGGAAAGAAGTATAACAACGCCGATTACAACCTCGGGGTTCGTGTTGGACTTGGACGCTTCAAGAAGGAGTTTGGAGCAAAGCGGGGCATCAAGTACCCGTCACGCGCACTTAACTCTATGAGCGGTGCGTGGGCGCGGGCGATTAGTATGCTGCCATCGGAGCAGGCTGCCCATGCGCTTAGGCGAAGCGAGCGCGAAATGTCAGACCTTACCGAGCGCTTCATTATGAATCTAAAGCGAGAGAACAATCTAACAGACGAGCAGGCTTCGCTTATGACTTTGGCCGCGTCGCTTCGTAACACCACGCTTAACGTGGAGGGTGCGAAGGGGCTTGACGACGCTGAGGAACTTATTAATGTCCTACGTGCGCTTCGCGGCTCTGATGGAACGCCGCTTTGGACTGCTGAAATGGACGACATTATTAACTCGTTCTCACAGCGATGGATTGAGTGGCGCACCGTCAACAAGGGCGGCTTTGACGAGGCCCGTCCAATGGGCTCTTACGCGCCGCAGCAGGCCAGTCAGGCTACGCGCGAAGCGCTTAAGACGTTCCGCGAGCCCAGCGATTCGTTTGTTCGGTCAATGGTCGGTAACCAGCCGATTGCCGACGAGGCCCGGTCGTTTGGGTCGGTGTTCAATTACTACACGCGCGAGTCGTTTGAGGAAATGCTTACGAACATCGGGATTGCCGACGATACCGCGAAGGCGTTTACCAGTAAACTGGACGACTACCTTAAGCAGCAGGACGCGACTACATACTTCCGCAACAAGGCTGCCGGGGACGAGCCCTACATCGGATTCCGTAATACGGTAAAGACGCTGCCTGACGGCGCGGCGTATGAACCTGAACTCAACTTCTTTAGCATCGCTGCCGCTAAGGAAAGCACCGAGCGCAGCCGCCAATTGGACCGGCAGATAACCGATATGTTTGAGGAACTTGGCTTTATTCAGACCAAGACTACTCGTAGTGGTGAGCGCGTTCCTACTATTAATGAGCAGGCGGCACTGAACGAGGGACTTAAGCAGGCTCAGCGTATGTTTAAGGTGTATCTTGGGGCGCGAAGGCAGCGGATTCTTGACTCAGACGATACTCGTGATATCGCAAATCTGTTCCTGCGCTTCACTTCTGCTACAAAGGTTGCGTTTACCGCGCCGTGGCCGACGCACTATACCAACAACATGCTTGGTGATTTCTTTAACTCATCGGTTGAGGGAACAGTGCGTAGTTCCGCAAGGAACCTAAAGACAAATGCACTGATTGCGGGTAAGGGTGTTGACGAAGGAATGGAAGGCACCTACCGCCTCCTCGCCGGTGATAAGTATGCGCGGCTGTCTAACTATGAGACTGAAATGTTTGACAAGGTGTTCAAGATAGGAGACAAGGAGTACACCGGCAAGGAACTTCTTGCGCTTGCACATCTTGTCGGGCTTGGTCGCGGGCTTATCGGTGAGAACGTCGTCAACCTGTACGCTGACCTGAACGCTGCTTACAAGATGTTTGAGGCGACCAAGAACCCGTTTAAGGGGTACTGGCGATTCATGCAGCGCCAGAACATCGCGCGTGAGGATGCTATCAGGTTCAGAACTTGGGTGCGTCACATGGAGAACGGAGCCGACCCGTTTGAAGCGCAGATAAAGACTATCGAAGGCATCTTCGATTACGGAGCCATGACTAGGTTTGAGAAGTTGGCACTGCGGAACATTCTGTTGTTCTACACTTGGATGCGTCTTAACACTCCTTTCCAGACTCGTGGGCTCGTTAAGAAGCCTGCGTTGTACAGTGCCGTCGGTGACATTGAGCGCGACCGACCTAAGATGGCAAACGAGCCAGATTATATCGGTGACCTCGGTGGAGTCCCGGTTCCCGGTCTTGGGCTGATTACGTTCGGAGCGCCGTGGGCAGACCTGTATAGGCTACCTACTATTCCCGGCGTCGGCGGGCCTGACGCGCAGGACATTCCAGACGCCTTTAGGCAGAATATTCTGTCGTCGCTTAATCCTCTCATCAAGGTCCCGGCTGAACT